TGCCACTGGCGCATAAGGAGCATAAATCATGGCTATTTCACGCGCACAACTACTGAAGGAACTCCTTCCGGGTCTTAATGCTTTGTTCGGTCTTGAGTATGCACGCTACGGCGAAGAGCATAAAGAGATTTATGATACAGAGACTTCTGAGCGTAGCTTTGAAGAAGAGACCAAACTGTCTGGCTTCTCTGCCGCACCAGTCAAAAGTGAAGGTTCTGCCATCGCTTATGACAATGCACAAGAGGCATGGACTGCTCGCTACAACCACGAAACTATCGCCTTGGGCTTTAGCTTGACTGAAGAAGCAATCGAAGACAACCTCTACGATTCTTTGTCTGCTCGCTATACCAAAGGTCTGGCTCGTGCTATGTCCTACACCAAGCAGGTTAAAGCTGCTGCTGTTTTGAACAACGGCTTCTCCGCTGCCTATGTTGGCGGTGACGGCGTTGCTTTGTTCAGCACTGCTCATCCCTTGACTGGTGGTGGCACCAATAGTAATCGCCCAGCTACAGCCGCTGACTTGAATGAAACATCGTTGGAAAACGCCGTTATTCAAATCGCAGCTTGGACAGATGAGCGTGGTCTATTGATCGCAGCTAAGCCACGCAAGTTAATTGTTCCTCCAGCATTGCAGTTCGTTGCAACTCGTCTCTTAGAGACTAGCTTGCGTGTCGGCACAACCGATAACGATATCAACGCTTTGAAGAACAATGGTTCTATCCCAGAAGGATATACACAGAACCACTTCTTGACCGATAACAACGGTTGGTATTTGACTACTGACGTACCTAACGGTATGAAGCACTTCGTGCGTACTCCTTTGAGTAACAGCATGGATGGTGACTTTGACACCGGTAACGTCCGTTACAAGTCCCGCGAGCGTTATTCGTTCGGCTGGTCTGACCCATTAGGAATGTTCGGTTCACCCGGTTCGTCCTAAGAAAGACTGAGAAGGGAGCCTTGTGCTCCCTTTTCTTTTGATGTATATTTAACTAACCGGAAATTTCGGTGTATCAAACAGGTCCGGCTGACCTCATGCAGATTGATACGCCATAACGCATGGAGATATTCTTATGGGATTCGCAACTCACTTAGGCCCTTGGTTGTTGGGCACTGTTAAAAACACAACTGGAACTACTGCTGGCACCATTCGCAATTTGGGCGCGACAGTTGTTTCTCAGTCCAAAGACATCCTGTATACAGACATTACGGCAGCTACGGTTGCTTTTACGATTCCAGCAGGCTCACAGATTCTGACCGCTGTATTTAACACCACTGTTGCTTATGCAACCACCACTCCTACATATGCTTTGTTTGTAAATGGTACAGCCATTAACACAGCCGCAAACGGAAGCGTATTCACAAATACAGGTATTGTTAACTTGCTGCTTGGCAATAACAACGCTGCTGGCGCTGTGCTGTGTAACAACGTAGGTACAGGCGATGCAATCATTACATTTACACAAGCTAACGTCACCGCCACCTCTGGTGCTGGTGTCTTGACTCTTACGTATGTTGTGAAAGACAGCGACGGTTCTGCTAACCCAACTGCCACTCAACAGTAATTAATCATGGGGGCTTCGGCCCCCTCATAACAGGAGATTAATTATGATGCAAACAGACGTTAAGTCAGCAGTTGGCGCTGCTGGCGCGACCACTACTATTTTTGCTGGCCCAGCCCGTATCAAGGGTATATCCATTAGTTATTCTATTCAACGGGTGCAACAGTCGTGTTAAATGACGGTACAGGCGGTACAGCCATGTTCTCGTTTACCGCACCAGCGGCAGCGGGTTCTATATACATGATATTTCCCGGAGAAGGTATTAAATGTAGTACCAATATATCCGCAGTTATATCTGCAACTACCACCGCAGTGGTGTTCTATGGCTAGTCCCGCATGGACTCGCAAGGAAGGCAAGAACCCGAAGGGCGGTTTGAACGCCAAGGGCAGGGCTTCCTACAACAAAGCCAATCCGGGTAAACCCGGACTAAAGGCTCCGCAACCAGAGGGCGGCAGTCGTAAAGATTCTTTCTGCGCCCGTATGGAAGGGATGAAGAAAAAGTTAACTTCACCCAAGACAGCAAAAGATCCTAACTCTAGGATTAACAAAAGCCTACGGGCTTGGAAATGCTAAAGGACTTATATGAACAACGACGTAAAAACAATGACTGACGGCGCGGCTGTGGTTGTCGGACTTGGCGGTTTCATGGGCTGGGTAACTCCACTCGTAGGACTCATTGGTGGAATATTGACCATTGTGTGGTTAATTTTGCGTATTTGGGAAACCGAAACAGTTAAGGCTTTGATAGCCAAATATGCCAAGCACGAGTAAGAAACAGCACAATTTCATGGCTGCGGTGGCTAACAACCCATCGTTTGCTAAGAAAGCAGGAGTCCCACAGTCTGTGGGTAAAGAGTTCAACAACGCCGATAAAGGCAAAACTTTTAAAAGAGGTGGTGAGATGGCTACAAAAATGGGCAAACCAACAATGAAGGCTGGCATGAGCATGGCTAAAGACGGCATGAAAAAACCTACCCCTATGGCTAATACAGCTATGGGTGGTATGGGTGCTATGGGTATGAAAAAAGGCGGCATGCCTATGAAAATGAAAGACGGTAAAAAAGTACCTATTTTCATGAACAAAGGCGGTATGGGCATGGCTAAAGGTGGTGGCGTTGAGTCCAAGGGTAAAACCAAAGGCAAGATGATTAAGATGACCACGGGCGGCAGAACCTGCTAAGGAGCTAATCATGGTAAAACGAACAAAACGTTTTTTTGAAGGGGATGGAGTAAGCGATAGCGATAGCAACTCCGGGATGAAAGAAGAGCGCGACCGTATTGATGCAGAAGCGGCTGCGGAAAAAGCTGAAGCTGGCATGACGAGAAGTTATAAACCTGAAGCTGGCATGATGGAGAAAGAGCCTGAAGCAAACTTTAAACATACGCCAAAGGCTACTCCTAAACCCGCACCTGAGACATCATCGTTGCGTAGAGTAGGCCGTGAAGCAACCGAATCTGCTATTAGCAAAGCGGCAGAGCCATCATCTGTGCGCAAGCTAAGCCGTGAAGAAGGTGAGTCCATTAAGAAGTCGTCTGCGCCAGCTAAGCCCGATGTAACCAAGATGCCCGTCAATGATCGCATAAAGAAAAGTATTGAAGACAATGTTTCAAGTGCTAGATCAGGTAGCGGTAAAACTGATACTCGCTCTGTAAATGAACGCATCCGTTCTAGCATCCGTTCTACTTTTGGTTTTGCTAAAGGCGGTAAAGTCTCTTCTGCTTCTTCTCGTGGTGATGGTATTGCTACCAAAGGCAAGACTCGCGGAAGGTTGTGCTAAATGATGTCAAGTCGCGGTATGGGATCTATAGCTCCTTCTAAGATGCCCAAGGGTAGTAAAACTGCCCGAAAGGATGATACCGACTTCACACAGTATGCTGAAGGTGGCAAGACCAAGTCCAAAGTAAATGAGGCTGGTAACTATACCAAGCCCAGTTTACGTAAACGGATTTTTAACAGCGTCAAAGCTGCAGCAATCGTAGGTACAGGCGCAGGTCAATGGTCAGCACGTAAAGCTCAAGTTATGGCTAAACGCTATAAGGCTGCAGGTGGGGGCTACAAAGATTGAAAGCGCCACAGCAATCCCTTAAAAACTGGGGCGACCAGAAATGGCGTACCAAGTCGGGAAAGCCATCGTCAAAAACGGGTGAGCGGTATCTCCCAGAAGCTGCGATCAAAAGTCTCAGCTCTGCGGAGTACGCGGCTACCACCAAAGCAAAGCGTGCAGGTAAAGCGGCAGGTAAACAGTTTGTGGCTCAGCCAAAAGGCATAGCAAAGAAAACAGCAGGCTTTAGATAATGGCGTACACCAGTAACACTACCACTTTTAATTTAGACACTACCACTTTTAATTTAGATCTAAATGATCTGATTGAGGAAGCGTATGAGCGGGCCGGTATAGAGGTTCGCACTGGCTATGAGTTTCGTACAGCACGCCGTTCGTTAAACTTATTGACGATTGAGTGGGCTAATCGTGGTATCAATCTCTGGACAATCCAAGAGGGCGCTATTGCTATGGTGACTGGACAGTCTGTCTACCCAATCCCAGACGATACGATTGACTTGCTAGACCATGTAATTCGCCAAAACAACGGTACGGCTAGTACCCAGAGTGATATCAACATTAGCCGTATCTCTGAGTCTACCTACTCCACTATCCCAAATAAACTTACTACTGGGCGTCCTATCCAAGTATGGGTTAACCGCCAATCAGCGCAGACAAACGCTACATCTATCACTCTATCGACAACAATCACAAGCACTGACACGACTATTGTTCTTAGTAGCGTATCAGGGTTAACCACTACTGGGTTTATAAAGATTGACTCAGAAACAATTGGATATACAAACATTGACGGTACTAGTTTGATTAACTGTACCCGTGCCCAGAATTACACAACCGCAGCAGCACATACTGCTGGCGCGGCTATCTATGTTCAGAACCTTCCCTGTATTAACGTGTGGCCTGCGCCTAACGCTGGTGGGGACTACACTTTTATTTACTGGCGCTTACGGCGTATGCAAGACGCTGGTAATGGTGTTAACGTAGAAGACATTCCGTTTCGATTTATCCCATGCATGGTTGCTGGGTTGGCGTTTTATATTGCTTCTAAACGAATAGATGCTAGTCCTGAACGAATTGTATTTTTAAAGACTGAATACGAACAGCAATGGCTGTTGGCTTCACAAGAAGATAGAGAGAAAGCGTCGGATCGGTTTGTCCCAAGGCAGTTGTTCTACTAAGGTAAGTCATGCCAAGTAAGTTTGCTTCAGGCAAGTATTCGATTGCGGAATGTGACCGATGTGGGCAGAGGTACAAACTTAGCCAACTGAAGAAGGAAGTCATCAAGACTAAGCTATTTCAGATAAAAGTTTGTCCATCATGCTGGGATCCAGATCAACCGCAGTTGTCTCTTGGTTTGTATCCAGTAAATGACCCACAGGCGGTGCGTGAGCCTAGACCCGATACCAGTTATCAAGTTTCTGGCAATTTAGCAGATGGGTATAACGGGGGCGGTAGCAGAATCTTTCAATGGGGCTGGAACCCTGTTGGTGGGTCAAGCAGTTTTGATGCGGCGTTGACACCAAATAATTTGAATTTGGTTGTACAACTTGGTACAGTAACGGTTAGCGTAACTTAGGAGTTAAAAATGGACAAGAAAGACTTAAAGCAAGACAAGAAAATGATTGCTGGTGCTGTGCACAAGCACGAGAAAAAACTACACCCCGGCAAGCCAATGACTAAGCTCAAAAAGGGCGGCCCCACTTCTGAAGACCGTATGCGTCAAGGACGTAACATGTCCCGCGCAATGAATCAGGGGAGCAAGTAATGGCTACCTTTAGCAAAAAAATAATGGGTAAAGAAGTTGGTGACGCTAGCGTCTACGCCGAGCCACACACAATGGATGGCAAGGCAATGAAGGTTACTTCAAACGGCAAAGAGCCAAGCAGTAGCAAGCTAGATACGATGGATGTCAGCATTGGTGCTATTAGCAAATCTGCTGGCAATGAGCCTATTAAAACTGACGGCATCAGAATGCGTGGTACTGGCTGTGCTACTAAAGGCGTAATGTCAAGAGGACCAATGGGATGAACTATTCCGAGTTAGTAACGGCAATTCAGACCTATACGGAGAACAACTTCCCGTCTACCACTTTGGCGGACAGCACGGTTGTGTCTTCAACGACTCAGATTAACCGTCTGATTGAGCAGGCTGAACAACGCATTTACAACACGGTACAGTTTCCATCGCTTCGCAAGAACGTGATTGGAGCCACAATAAGTGGTTTTAAATACGTTTCTGCCCCAGATGATTTTTTAGCTACGTACTCAATGGCAATCATTGAAAATTACGGCACTAGCACAGAAAACTATACGTTTCTTTTAAACAAAGACGTTAACTTTATACGCGAAGCCTACCCACAAACAGGTACGGCGTATAACGGATTACCTAAGTACTACGCGTTGTTTGGCCCCACTGTGGACATTGCCGGTCTTATTCAGCCAGAGTTATCTTTTATTGTTGGCCCAACTCCCAATGCTGTGTACAACTTAGAACTGCATTATTACTATTATCCCGAGTCAATTACCACAGTATCTTCCGGGCAAACTTGGCTGGGCGATAACTTTGATACTGTCCTCTTGTATGGTTCGCTGGTAGAGGCGTACACATACATGAAAGGTGAGCAAGATTTAATTGTGCTTTACGATACAAAGTACAAGGAAGCATTGGCCTTGGCTAAACGCCTCGGAGATGGTATGGAGCGTCAAGATGCTTACCGTTCTGGTCAATATAGACAGGCGGTGACTTGATGGCGTTTACTGGGAATTGGACAACCAATGCGTTTAAGACGGGCTTAATGGATGGCACGTTTAACTTTACGTCTGGCAGTTTTTATCTGGCTTTGTATACCAACTCAGCAACGCTTGACGCAACCACAACGGCTTATACGGCTACGGGCGAAGCGTCTGGTGGCAACTATGTAGCGGGCGGTAATTTGTTAACCATAGCGCAAGCCCCCACGATTGGTAGCCAGACTGGTGCGGCTACAGCGTATATATCGTTTGATAACACATCATGGACGGGCGCTATTACTGCACGGGGTGCGTTGATATACAAAGCAGGGGCTGGTGGAGCAGTTTGTGTATTAGATTTTGGCGCAGATAAGACTTCTACAGCCACATTCACCGTACAATTCCCGTCTGTAACTAGCACTTCAGCAATCATAAGGATTTCATAATGTTAGTAACAACCACTAAAGGCGACATGGACGATTCTTTGCTTGAAAAGCGAGAAGGAACCGTGGATAACGACAACGAACTCACCACATGGGTGGAGTACTGGTTAGAGGGTGAACTTGTTCACCGTTCTGCACATGTGACCTTGAAAAAAATGCCCACTTTTGCCGGTGGCGAAACCGCTTCTTTAGCATAAAGGAAATATCATGGCAAATACTCAAGCAATGTGCACCTCTTTCATGGGCGAGTTAATGACTGCGACTCATAATTTTGGCACTGCACCAACCCGTGGAACGAGCGCAACTGACACATTTAAAGCGGCCTTGTACTTAGCTTCAGCCACTTACAACGCGGCAACCACGGCATACGCTGCTACTGGAGAAGTCTCTGGTACAGGGTATTCTGCTGGCGGCATAACGGTGACGGCAGCAACTCCTCCTACCGCAACTAATGCTTCAGCAACTGCGGGCGTGGCGTTTTTTACGCCTTCAGCGTCGTTGACTTACACAACCGTTACGTTAACTACAGCGTTTGATACCGTGTTGATTTACAACTCTACACAGTCTAACAAAGCAGTCAGCGTCCATACGTTTGGTTCACAGACCATTACTGCTGGTACGTTCACTTTAACAATGCCTTCAAACACAACTACAACCGCTTTGTTGCGTTTGTCCACAACCTAATAGGGGTGTGGCATGTTTGGCATTTCCTCGTTTGCTGAAACACCATTTGCGTCTCTTGCTAGTGTCAGTATATCCGCTGCCCTAACGGGGGTCTTAGCCACAGGTAATGTTGGAACAGTTAGCGTCGATGAAAGGTCGTTTGCCTTAACGGGGACTTCCGCTACTGGAGACGTTGGAACAGTTACTGTAGGTGCTAGAACGATTGCCCTGACAGGCATTTCTGCCAGCGGAGATGTAGGAACAATATCTCACGGGGGTGCTACTTATTCCATAAGTGGTGTTGGCGCAGTTGGAAATATAGGTACAGAAATAGCTAACCAAGGCATAACAGGTAATGTAGCAAGCGGCGCGGTTGGAACTGTTTCAGCGGTTTACTGGAGCACTATTGTTACCGTTGCAGACGCTGGCTGGACATTAATCAAGACAGAGTAAGGAATAAATATGGCACTCGTACTAGCAGACAGAGTAAAAGAAACTACCACTACGACTGGTACGGGAACCGTGACGCTTGCCGGAGCCTCAACTGGGTTTCAGTCTTTTGCCGTTATTGGCGACGCAAACACAACGTACTACACCATTGCAGGTCAGACAAGTAATGAATGGGAAGTTGGGATTGGTACGTATACCGCATCAGGAACAACCCTAGCCCGCACAACGGTGTTATCAAACAGTTCAGCTACACAGCCATCAGCACTTAGTTTTAGTGCGGGCACTAAAGATGTGTTTGTAACATACCCATCAAGCCGTTCTATTTACGCTGACGGCGCTGTCCTTACGGCATCTAACAGTGCAATACTACCTGTAGCATCAGGTGGCTCTGGGGCAGCCACTTTAACGGGTGTTTTAAAAGGTAATGGTACTTCTGCGTTCACAGCGGCTACAGCAGGAACTGACTACGTTGCCCCCGGTACAGCAACCACTTTTACTGCACTCCAGACCTTTGCGGGTACATCTTCAAACGCAGACTTGAAGACCTCCAATATTTTAGAGACTGCAACTATCTCTGCAACTGCCGCCACAGGCACGGTTAACTACGATGTCACAACCCAATCGGTTCTGTACTACACCACTAACGCTAGTGGTAACTTTACGGTTAACTTCCGTGGTTCAAGCGGCACGACACTCAATACAATAATGGCTACAGGCGAGTCTTTGTCTGCTACCTTCTTGGTAACAAACGGCTCAACCGCTTACTACAACTCTGCTGTAACAATTGACGGAAACTCTGTCACTCCTAAGTGGCAAGGTGGTTCTGCACCTACTTCTGGCAATGCAAGTTCTGTGGATAGTTACACCTATGTGATTATTAAGACGGGAAGCGCCGCTTTCACGGTGTTAGCCGCTCAGACCAAGTTCGCTTAAGGATAACTAATGCCTCGCTTATCCAAGATTGGAGCCGCCGCACTAGCCGCCTTTGGGTGGACAGGTGGTGCGTCTGTATCTGCTAGTTACCTTGTAATTTCGGGTGGTGCTGGTGGTGGCTCAAGAAGAGGTAGTGGTGGCGGTGCATCTCAGGTTTTAACAGGTACAGCATCTTTAAACCCAACACTTTCATATGCTGTTACTGTTGGTGCTGGTGGTGCTGGCGGTGCTGGTGGTAGTGGAAACAATGGAAGTGCTGGAACAACATCAACAATTTCATCTTTTACATCTTCTTTAGGTGCTGGGGGTGGTTCAGATGGTGGTGCGGCTGGCGCATCAGGTAGCGGCTTTGCTGGTGGCTCAACTGGTGGCGCACCCAACTATGGTGGCGGTGGTGGTGGAGGAGATTCTGCCGTTGGCGCAAACGGAACCACAACTGCGGGCGGTGCTGGTGGTGCGGGAACTGCATCTAGCATATCTGGCACTAGCGTTACCTATGCGGGTGGCGGTGGAGGTGGCACATACGATGGAGGCACTGCTGGCGCGGGCGGGTCAGGTGGCGGAGGTGCTGGAGGCTCTGGTGCTAATCCCGCAACAGTTGGCTCTCCTGCCACATCTAATACAGGGGCTGGAGGTGGCGGTGGCGGTCACTATTCTGTTAGCGGTGGCGGAGCCGCAGGCGGTAATGGCGGCTCTGGCATCGTCATCATTTCATACACAGCACCACAACAGTTTGGTGGTGGAGTAGTCACTACAAGTGGCGCTAATGTTATTCATACATTCAATACATCAGGAACATTGACTCCTTTGTCTTCTTTGACAGCGAGTTATTTGATTGTTGCTGGTGGTGGTGCAGGTGGTGTTGCTTATGGCGGTGGTGGTGGAGCGGGAGGTATGTTAACTGGCTCTGGCGTAACCATTGACTCTAATTCAATTTATGTTGTCACTGTTGGCGCAGGTGGTGCGGCTGGAATAGGTGGAAGTGGAGTTATTACAACTTATCCTTCTAATGGGGCAAATTCCACATTTAGCGCGGTTACAACTGCGGCAGTAGGCGGTGGTCGCGGTGGTACTGGTGGAACTGTTGCTAGTAACGGAGGTTCTGGTGGCGGCGCTTCCCCGGGCGGCGGCACTACTGGCACAAATGGAACAGGAACAGCAGGTCAAGGAACTAATGGTGGTACTGCACAAGCGGGTGCAGGAAATTATGGCGCGGCAGGTGGTGGTGGTGCAGGTGCGGTTGGTGGCAATTCAACAAATTCTGTTGCTGGTAATGGTGGAATTGGTTCAATATCAACCATTAGTGGCACATCTGTAACTTATGCGGCTGGTGGCGGAGGGGGAACTTATAGTGCAGGAACTGTTGGTACGGGCGGTTCTGGTATTGGTGGCTCTGGTAATTTAACTGGAACTGCAACAAGTGGTTCTACTAATACTGGCTCTGGTGGCGGTGGCTCAACGCAAACAACACCCGGTTTTAATTACGATAGTGGAGCAGGTGGCTCTGGCGTTGTAATCATCTCTTACGCAGGTGCTACACAGCTAATGGCTGGTGGTACTGTGACTATCACTGGTGGTAATGTCATTCACACATTTAACTCAAGCGGATACCTGACACCAATTGAATTGGTCAGCAACTCTTTGCGTTTCCGTTCTAGTGCTAGTGCTTATTTGAATAGAACTCCTGCAACAGCTAGTAATCGCAAAACATTTACTTGGAGTTCTTGGGTAAAGCGAGGTGTTTTGGGGACATATAGTTCTTTTTTCTCTGCGGCTGAAAGTGGTACATCAAACCCAAGGACATCTTGGCAATTTCAAAATACTGATACTTTAAACATTGGGTTTAATCCAACTGGTAGCGCATGGTTTGAGACTTTTACAAATGCGGTTTATCGTGACCCATCTGCTTGGTATCACATTGTTGTCGCTGTTGATATGACACAGGCTACAAGTACCGACCGATTAAAAGTGTATGTCAATGGCGTTGCTCAAACTTTTTCTTCCTATTCAGTACCTGCTCAAAATACTGATTTGCCTATCAATAATAATTGGGCGCACTCAATTGCTCGTTATCACGCGGGTGCATCAGATTACTTTGACGGCTATCTAACCGAAATTAACTTTGTTGACGGACAAGCCCTAACACCAACCAGTTTTGGAACAACCAACTCACTCGGTGTATGGCAACCCATCACCTATGGTGGTTCGTATGGTACTAACGGCTTCTATTTGCCTTTTACAAATCAAACTAGTGCAACAACGCTGTCATATGACTTTAGTCCAAATGGAAATAACTGGACACCTAACAACATCAGTACAACTGCTGGTGCTACCTACGACAGCATGACCGATGTACCAACACTAACAAGTGCGACTGCGGCTAACTATGCTGTATCAAATGTTCTTGATATTGACCGTGCAAACATTACTACATCAAACGGTAATCTAACGCTGACAAAAGCGACTGCCAATGATTCTCCAAGAGCGGCTTCTACATTTGGCGCAACTTCTGGTAAGTATTACGCTGAAATTACTTGGACTAGCGTTACTAATACTACGCCTAACGATAATTACCTTGTTACTGGTGTCACAACAAAAGAAAATTGGACAGATTCTTCCAATGGGTACAACAGTATTTATTATCTTGCCGCAAATAATGGTCTTGCAATTGCTGGCAACAAGGCTGGTTTTACTGCTGGCTCATTTAATGGGTATGTATCCTACGGAAGTAACTATTTTGCGTCTGGAAATGTGATTGGCATAGCGCTTAATATTGATGCTGGAACAGTTACTTTTTATTTAAATAATACAAGTCAAGGTGCAATTACGCTACCAACAACTACACAGCCTTGGTTCTTTTATAACTCATCCGATGGCACAGGAAATGGGTACACAGCAAATTGGAACTTCGGTCAACGCCCATTCACCTACACCGCTCCTGCAAACTTTGTAGCCCTCAACACCTATAACCTATAAGGAATAGAAATGCCAACAACATATGCAATTCCTGATGGTCGAACGGTCTTTAACATTTCGCTATCCAACACAGGTACGACATCGGGGCCGGGTGCTGGTGTGGCAAAGGTCATCAGTGGCTTGGCATTCCAACCAGACATGGTGTGGTCGAAAAATCGTTCTTCATCAAGCAATGCACGATGGGGATTGATTGATAGCGTTCGCGGTGTTAACAACACTCTTTCGCAAAGCAACACGTTTGCGGAGGTAACAAGCCAGACCGACTTGCTCACATCGTTTAATTCAAACGGCGTGAACATTGGTGCTGATGCTGCTGGTTATGGTTGGAACTGGAACCAACAATCTGGCGCGTCGGACAATTACGCTTATTGGCTGTGGAAAGCGGGTGGTACAGCCGTAACCAATAATGATGGCTCTGTCGCATCACAGGTAAGTGCAAATACTACTGCTGGCTTTAGCGTGGTGACATTTACTGCGCCAGCATCAGGAAATTTTTCTGCGGGTCACGGGTTAGGTGTAACTCCGGGCATGGTTATTACGAAAGTGCGTGGTAGGGCTACAAGCTGGATTACTTGGCACAATCGACTTAATAGCGGTTCGCCGGGGACTACATATTATGTTGAACTTAATACAACAGGCGGTCAATCTACTTTTGCAAATGTATGGGGTTCAACAGGAGTTACATCAAGCGTTATTGGTATGGGTGTTGGCGCTACATGTGCGGCAAGCGATACTATAGTAGCCTACTGCTTTTCCGCAGTAGCAGGGTATTCAGCCTTTGGTTCGTACACGGGTAACGGGTCTGCTGATGGGCCATTTATTTACACGGGTTTTAGACCTCGGTTTGTAATGATTAAAAAATCAAGTGGTACTGACGATTGGTGTATTCAAGATACTGCAAGAGATCCATACAACATGTGTGCATACAAACTTGGCCCAAATTCTTCTGGCGCAGAAAACTATGCCGCACTTGGAAATACTACCGAAAATAATATAGACATTCTTTCCAATGGGTTCAAACTGCGTTCAATAAACTCATTAACAAACGCCTCTGGCGCAACGCTTATATACGCTTGCTTTGCTGAGAATCCATTTAAATTTGCAAATGCTCGATAAGGAAACATATGTCATTCACTAGACAAGACGAAATTAGACCTGATGACCAGTATTACTGGGTCACACAAAACCAAGACGGCTCTTACACAGGTACTCCAAAAGCCTTGGAAGACAAAGAAGAGTCTGACGAAAACGGCAACCCCATGTACGTCAAGGTGCTAGGTACAGTAGACGGCAAACCTGCAATGGTTGACTCTACAGAACGCTTGATAACCAAGGGCTTAAAGTCAAACTGGATTGCCAGAGTCAACCACAATACAAACATGACGCTGATACCAACAGATTGGTACGTCATACGCAAGGTAGAGAGAAGCATTGATATACCTGCTGATGTAGCAACATATCGTGCGAAGGTTATTGCTTGGTGTACTGCAACAAAGGCATCAATCACAGCAGTAACTACTGTGGAACAATTAAAAGAGATTAACTTGGGAGTATCAATCTAATGGCACACTTTGCAAAAATTGAGAATGGCGTTGTAGTACAGGTCGTGGTGGCTGAAGAAGCCTTCATCTCTACTGGCGCTTTGGGTGACCCTGCAAACTGGGTACAGACCTCGTACAACACCCGTGGCGGTGTTCACTATGGTCAAGATGGCAACCCAAGCGGTCGTGAGCAACTGCGTAAGAACTACGCTGGTATTGGCTATACATACGACACTGGTCGTGATGCTTTTATCCCTCCACAGCCATATCCATCATGGACTATGAGCGAAGACACTTGTCTGTGGAATGCTCCTGTGGCTATGCCGACAGAGGGTGGCCCATTCACTTGGAATGAAACAACTCTAGCGTGGGACGCAGTAACTCTAGGATAATCCCCTAAAAGGAAAACACCATGTCAAGTACCTATTCAACCAACCTAGCGATTGAGCTTATCGGCGCTGGCGACCAAGCGGGTAACTGGGGTTCAACGACCAACACCAACCTCGGCACTTTGCTTGAACAGGCTATCTCAGGATACGTAACCCAAGCAGTCTCTACTGGCACGGATACCACGCTAGCTATGACCAACGGCGCGTCAGCTACTGCGCGTAACATGTTTATTGAGTTAACGGGTACAGGCGGAGCAAGCACTAACTTAATCGTGCCAGCCAACAAGAAGCTGTACTTCATCTATAACAACTCAACTGGCGCGGTCACAGTCAAAGTAAGCGGGCAAACGGGCGTATCAGTCCCAGCCGCAGCAAAAATACTTCTTGTATCTAACGGCACAGATATAGTCAATGCCACCAACTATATGGCTACCCTCACCGCAGGCTCTGCTTCGGTAACAGGAACTTTGGGGGTTACGGGAGTAACCACTCTGACTGGCGCATCCGTGTTGACTGGTGCGGTTTCTGGTGCGGGTATCAACGCATATCTAGCTTCTCCCCCTGCGATTGGGGGCACTACTGCGGCTGCGGGTTCTTTCACTACTGTGGCGGCTTCTAGTACGGTCACCGCTACGGGTGCTGTAACTGGCTCCACGGCAAACGACTCTATAGGTAATGTTCGTAATATTGTTCAGCAGACAAAGTCTGCGCCTTATACGCTAGTAGCAACAGACAATGGTCAGTGCATCATCACCAACAGCGGGGTAACAGTCCCAGCCAGCGTGTTTGTTGCAGGTAATGTCGTAACGGTCTATAACAACTCAGGCTCAACAATAACGATTACACAGGGCGGTGGCTTGACTCTCCAATTCGCTGGGCAGTCTACATCCACAACGGGCAACAGAAGTCTTGCGCTGTACGGTATTACAACCATTCTGTTTTTGTCCGCATCATCTGCCGTAATCACTGGCGTGGGGATGACCTAATATGTCAATGATTCAGTTGTTAATGACTGAGGGAAAGCCATATGTCATTCCTGCCAATAGCGGGATTATTACTAGTGGTTCGTCATATACGCTTCCTGTCACAACAGGTACAAGTATTAAAGTATTGGCTATTGCTGGCGGCGCAGGTGGAGGCGGTGGCTCTGGGCGCTCATCTTTTGCTGGATTTTTTGATGGTGCAGGTGGAGGCGGTGCAGGCGGTAACGCATATGCAACTGTTTCTGTAACACCCGGTCAGGTTATTACATTTTCTATTGGTGGAGCAGGCGGGGCTGGTACTTCACGCGACGGTATTTATACTGGAGGCTCCAATGGCATGGCGGAGCGGGGGGTACTACCACCATAACCGTAAATGCCGCTAATGTGGCGGTTGCAACAGGCGGTAGTGGCGGCGCTGTTTCTCCTAATCTTTCTGGTGGTAGCGCTGGAGGGGTTTCTACGGGAACTGCGCTTGTTACTGCAACCGTTGGCGGAGACGGTAATGGTAATCAAGACGGTGGTAATGGCGGGAATGCTTACACAATTTCCACAACTGTTGGTGCAACAACAATCCTTACTCTTGGGAGTTCTGCCGCAGGCGCTAATGGCCCCTCTGGAGGCCCGGCTACAACTGGATATGCTTATGGCGGTGGAGGAGGTGGCGGCGGAACTTGTCAATCTGACCAAGGCGGGCAGCAAAATGGCGCTCAACAAGCCGCTGGCGGATACCAAGGCGCAGTCTTTATTTGGTGGGGCTACTAAAGTGTGGACCCCTTCTCTGCCCTTCTCATTGCCCAAACTGCGGTTGGTTTCATCAAGCAGGGGTGCGCTCTCCTGCATGAAGGCCGCATGGAACTTGAGGGCGCAAAGAAGACGGCAGAGCAAGTCATCGGAGATGTCAAGGCAATCAAAGGAATTTTTGATTGGTTCTTTGGTCTATTTGTTAGTAAACCAGCAGCCGAAGCAAAGCCTGTGGCGAAAGCGAAAGCCAAGCCAGCAACCAAACAGCAACAGTCCTACGAGGAACTTGAACTCAAACTCATCAGCGAGATTGGGGCAAACCTTGGCGTCCTCTTTGACACACAGCAAGAGATTAACAACTACTACGCAGAACTAGAAGAAACAAGCAAGGCCAACTACGACCCAGCGCAGAACACTAGTAAAAAAGCAATAGAGCGGGCATTGATTGAGTTGCAGATGGAGAAATTGATGGAGCAGACCAGAGAGGCAATGGTCTATGCCCCGCCTGAGTTGAAAGATTTGTATAGCCGATTCCTCAAGATGCACAACAAAATAGAACAAGAACAAGCGTGGGCGAGGTCTGAGATGATTCGTAGAGCAAGGCTGGCAAGGTGGAAAAAAGAGCAAGACGAGATTCGGGTCATTGAATTAACAAGTGGGGTGATTGCCGTGACGTTTATATCTCTATTCTTTGGGTGGCTCATGTGGGAAATACGAAACTTGTCTGGTGGATTTTGATAGGAGTTGCGATATGTATTATTGTGGGCGTTACCTCGATGGCATATGTGGAAACCCTATACATGCGAGCGCAACTCAAGCAAGAGATAAAAGAATTGCGTAAGTTGAAGCGTGAATTAAAGGAAAGCAAATGATACCTATCGGCGCACTTTTAGACATTGGTGGGAAGATACTAGATAAAGTCTTTCCTGACCCTGCACAGGCAGAGCAAGCCAAACTCAAATTGCTTGAGATGCAACAAAACGGCGAGTTAGCCAAACTCAATGCCGATGTGTCTGAGCAACATGAGTTGACCGAGCGCCTCAAAGCAGACATGGGTAGCGACTCTTGGCTATCTAAAAACATCCGTCCTATGACCTTGGTGTTTATCCTAATTACCTACACAACCTTTGCCATGATGAGCGCATGGGATGTTGAAGTCAATAACAACTATGTGGAGTTGCTTGGTCAGTGGGGCATGTTAATTATGTCTTTCTATTTTGGTGGCAGAACGCTGGAGAAAATCATAGATATGCAGAAGGGTAAAAAATGAACCTTAGCGACCACTTTACCCTAGAGGAAGCAACGTACAGCGAGACAGCTATACGTATGAATATAAACAATCAGCCCAATGAACAACAGATGGCAAACATGAAGTCGGCGGCTGAAAAACTGGAGGAGGTGCGAAATGTCACAGGCGCTCTTCGTGTTAATTCTTGGCTACGCTTGCCTGATGTCAACGTGGCTGTTGGCGGTTCTAAGGTATCCAGCCACATGGATGGTTGGGCTATTGACTGCTCTTCTTCTGCTCACACTCCTTACGAAGTATGTCAGCTTGTTATAAA